AAAACTTTACTGCACGAGATGTTTCACATGAAGCAATTCATTGATGGATCTCTCAAAACAAAAAGATCAAAGATGTACTACAAGAATGAACCTGTAGACAACTATGATTATGAAGATCAACCACATGAGGTTGCTGCTCGAGAAGCAGAAGAAACTCTATACAAAGAATATATAAACGCTTGACCTTTTATATTTTTATGTTATAATAATAATGTCCAACTTTGGTTGGATAATCTGGTTTTTGCTCCCTTAGACAGTGGAAGCTTCGATTTAAACTTTACAGGAGAAAAAAATGGTGGAAATACCATATCTGGAGCCCCAATCTGGGCATCAGTTTATTTCGGTTTATAATTTATATGAACTAGAAAAGAGTGAAAAAATCTTTTTAGATTTACACTTTCAATCTTTAGAAAGATGGAGTGATGTTCAAAGACAAGCATACATGAAGTCCACTTTGAAAGGGACAATCCCTACACCAATAGTGTTAGCTCATGTAAAATCTTGTATGGATCATTGTAAGAGGAGACTTGGAGAAGACTCTGATGATTACAATTATTACAGAAAATTATTTGAAAAAGGTTACGTTTACATAAGCGTAGATGGAAACAACAGAACTAAATGTATCAGAAGATTTGTTGATAACGAATTTAGTTTAATAAAATTACCACATAAGATTCCTGACATTGAGTACGATAGTTACAAAAATTGGAATCCAAAGAAGAATGATCGTGACTTTGAAAATCTACCTCGTTACATACGAGATCATTTGAAGGAACGCCGAGTAATGATTTTTGTAATTAAAGATTCAAATCTTGAGGATTTACATGAATCATTCAGAGCGATCAATAGTGGTATGACTTTAAATGCTCAGGAGTGGAGAAACTCTATTATATGTGAACTATCAAGTATAGTAAGAGACATTGCATTAGATCATAATAAGTTTTTTGAAAAATACTTTAGTGAAAACAAAAGGTATCGAAGAAATCATGAGGAGTGGTTAGTTACTGCTTTTATTCACTGTGCCAGATCAGGTAACATTGGAAAAAAACAGAGAGATGACGCCTATGATAATGAAATGGAAGAGTTTGAAAAGAAAACTCGTGTAGAAAATACTATGAGAATAGTAAGTAGGTTGTGCTGTAAGTATGATGTTAACAAAACATTGAAAGCAGAAGCGACATTATTTGATCTTTTTATGACAGTTGATTGGTTACTTGAGAACAATTACAAAATCAATAACGAGAGAAATTTCTACAAGTGGTGGGAAAAAACTTATCTAACTGCAAAATCTGCTAAGACAGATATTCTTGGTGCAGATGGGAAAACTAAAAAAACATCAGTAATCCTATTTCATGATGAAAAAGGTAACAATGTGCGAGATTACTCTGGCACTCAAAGATCAACTGATTTGCTCATGAGAGAGGCAAGACTTAGTGTTTATCTCGCTTTTGGTACGAGACATGATAAGTATGGAGACATACTACCTGAGTTACCAGATGATGTATTAGTTCAAAAAGATGTAAAAAGAAATTTTCCAACAAGTTTTAGATTTCCATTGTGGATAGATCAAGGCGGAAAATGTGCTATAACTGGTATCGAGATACCACAGGTGGATATTTTTGATGGCAAGAAATATGTCATAGATCATAAAATTCCACACGCTGCTGGCATAGAAGCGGGCGGAACTACTACATTTGATAATGCTCAACTTGTTTGTTATGATGAGAATAAAAACAAATCTGATCGAATACCAACTGTGACACTTTAGAAACTGTTTGAAAGGGGGTTGCTATGCAATCCCTTTTTTTGTATAATAGTGTATATACGATTATTACTTGAATGACTCTTACACTTCGACCACATCAAACCAAAGCTGTCAAAGCAATGATTCGTAACACTAAGGGTCAAATCATTATCCCTACTGGTGGTGGTAAGACAATGTGTATGATTGATGATGCTATGAATGAGTTTAGCAAAACAGTATTGCCTAAAACTATTGTAGTTGTTGCTCCTCGTATTCTACTTGCTAATCAGTTATCAGCAGAGTTCTTATATCATAATCTTGATGGTGCTGCAGAACCAAATGCTACTGTCAATGTGATGCACGTCCATAGTGGCGAGACTCATCACTTCAGTACAACTAAGATTGACGATATTCGTCAGTTCAATTATGATACTGCTTGTGATCAAAAACATCTATTGATCTTCACAACATATCATTCACTTCACAAAATTGTTGATAGTCATATTGTTGTTGATACTATCTATTTTGATGAGGCACATAATTCAGTTCAAAAGAATTTTTTCCCTGCTACTGAACACTTCTCTCATTTTGCTGAAAGATGTTATTACTTCACTGCTACACCAAAACATAGTCGTACACCAGCAAAGGCGGGTATGAACTGGCCAGAGTATGGTCAAGTGATATGTCAAGTGCCTGCTCCACAGTTAGTCAAAGAAGGTTACATACTACCACCTAAAGTAGAAGTTTATCAATCAAGAATATTACAAAAAGATGAGTTAGTTGCTGATCGTGATTGCGAACAGATGATTGACTCTATAGATAATATATGTAAGAATAAAGTATTGATATGTGCTAAGTCAACTAAACAAATCATTGCTCTATTATCTCAAACTGATTTCATTCAAGAGTTATCAGAGCGTGGTTATTCATGGTTGACTATTACATCTAAAACTGGCGCCATTGTAGATGGCGAGAAGGTTGATAGAGAAGAGTTCTTTAATACTCTTAATGCTTGGGGTAAGGATACAACTAAAAAGTTTGTTGTTCTACATCATAGTATTCTATCTGAGGGTATCAATGTCAATGGATTAGAGGCAGTTCTATTTCTTAGAAGTATGGACTACATAGGTATAAGTCAAACTATTGGTCGTGTGATACGTCTAGGAGGCGCCACAAAGACGTTTGGTTTAGTTTGCATACCTGTCTATAGCAAAGTTGGAATTACCACTGCTCGCAAAGTTGAAGCAGTTGTTGATACTGTATTCAACAAAGGCGAACCAGCAATTTCAATCGTAAACAATTAGTCAAATGAAAGATCAAAACTCAATAGATGTAACAGAAACATCAACTCAAAAGTATGAGAGGGCATTGGATCTCTTTACTGAATCAGTAATGAAACCAGACCACGATTTGCGTGGTTGCGCTCATAATCAAAGTTGTTATGAACAACTCATGGAAATAAGACAACACGTTTTAGATTATCTTAAAACATTAAAAGAAGTTACACATCATACAAATGCTGATGAGAGTGATGAGTTAGAAACACAAAAATTAATTGAAACTAAACGAGTATATAGTGACTTTAGAAATCGAGTATATACTGAGAAAGAATATTGGGAAGGCAAAGTGCCTGATGATCAATTTGAATCATATCTAAACAAGTATGGTTATGAGTACACACCTATGACAGATGATAAACCTACACAAAGGACTCGCCATTCTGACTTAGATGCTCTATAATGATAATGGGAAACAAATTGATCTTAGTTATCAATTTTGTTTCTCGCACCCTATTATACATAATCATGGACAAACTTAAAGAGGATACCATCACTCATATTGAGAATTTCTACTGTCAGAGATTAACTGAACTTGTAGATATGAAAATGTATGATGAAGCACACGCCGTTTATGAGGAGTTTGCTGTTACTTCTGATAATGAACCAATAGAGTGGTTTTTTATTGGAGAGATTGAAGATGATGGTTCAGAAACTTTATCTATTGAAGACGAAACTAACAGATGAAAACTGCATTGATTACTGGTGGTGCTGGATTTATAGCACACCACTTGATTGCCCGTATTCTAACTCAAACAGATTGGAATATAGTTACACTTGATAGACTTGATTATAGTGGCAATCTTAATCGCTTGAATGACATACTACAGTATGAATGTACACCTAATGAAAGGAAGAGAGTAAGAGTAGTTTGGCATGATCTTAAGGCAGAATTAAATCCACTCGTAAGGCGAGAGATTGGAAAGGTAGATTATATTCTACACCTCGCTGCTGGATCTCATGTAGATAGAAGTATTGATTATCCAATGGAATTTGTAATGGATAATGTAGTGGGTACTTGTAATATATTAGAGTTTGCTAAGTCACTTGACAACTTAGAGAGATTCTTATATTTTAGTACTGATGAAGTTTTTGGCCCTGCGCCAGATGGAATCAAGTATCAAGAGAATGATAGATATAATTCAACAAATCCATATAGTGCAACTAAGGCAGGCGGAGAAGAGTTAGCAGTTGCCTACGAGAATACATA